GCGTATGCGTCCGAGCGCACTTGGAGTGTACTGCATGGCCATTTCCTTCTGTTCCGACGTGCTCAACGACGGCGTGATGAGCGAGGACGATGTGATCTACCAGCTCAACGCGACCGAAGAGGACATCGAAGCGCTGATCAAGGTCGGCATGTTCGAACGTTCGGACGACGGCTCCTACCGCATCCACGATTATCTTTCCCATCAGTCCAGCCGCGAACAGGTGGAGACGAGGGCGGAGGGTGCTCGCAACCGCAAGCGCAAGCAGCGTTCCGAAGCCGATGTCACACCCGAGTCACGCTGGGACGAAACGAATGTCACAAGCATGTCACGCCGTGACAATTCGAATGTCACACCCGAGTCACGCTGGGACTCTTTAACCAAGAACCAAGAACCAATAACCAATAACCAAAAGAATTCTTCTAACGAAGAATTCTCTCTCCCCCAAACCCCCTCGCAAGCCGAGGGGGCCGCAGAGAGCGCCGACGAGGATTATCCCATCGAGTTCGAACAGTTCTGGCAGACCTATCCACGCAAGACCGGCAAACGCAAGGCGTACGCGGCTTGGCGGAAGGCGCGGAGGAAAACCAACAACACGTTCCTGATCGCCAAGGCGTCGAGGTACGCCGCCGACCCGAACCGGGAACCCGGCTACACGCTCACCCCGGCGAACTGGCTGGACGGCGAACACTGGGACGACGACCCGCTGCCGGCCAAACCCGAGCCGACCGCACGCCCCTCGCCATCGGCGTGGAACCGTTCGCAGGCCAACCAGGACGCGAACGCGGCACTGATAGCCCACTACGCGGCCGAGGAAGCCACCGAAAACCAATCACGGGAAGGAGTCCTGACATGCTGACGCTCAAGGAAAGCACGCTCGTGCTGGCGAAGATTCGCGTCCACCACGGCAACGCGGCCATCACCGACTTGGAGGCGCGCACGTTCCACGAGGAGCTTCGCGCGGACATGACGCTGGGCGAGGCCTTGGAGGCGGTGAAGCGCTTCTACTCGGACAACAGCACGGGTCGCTGGTGCGGTTCCGGCGATGTGAACGCCATCGTGCGCAGGATGCGCAACGAGTCGAAGCCCTCGGAGGCGCAGATAGCGCGCGAATGCGAGGCGCGGGGCCTATCCGCGGACGAGGCGTGGATGTACCGCCGCCAGCGGATGCTCGGCAACGGCCCGGAGCAGGCGCAGCAGCAGGCGTTGACCATGCGCAACCCACTCGAACTGCCCGCCGCGCAGCCGAAGTCACGTTCCACGGCCAGACGGTTCGCAGGTGCCCAGAAGCTGGGTGCTGCCTCACTCGGCTCGATTCTGAGGGGCGCGTGATGGCCGAAAAGTTCCCGACCCCGCAGGAGCGTGCGATGGCGTGGCTGTTGGAGGCCACGGAGATTGGCGGCATGAGCAGGCCGGAGACCGCGCTATACGCCTATCAGGCCGGTTTCATGGCGGCGCTCGACTTGTGCATCGAAATCGAAACACGACTCAACAAGGAGGAAACCGATGACCATGCTGCTTGATGGTCGATTGCGTGATCTCGCGAAGCAAACCCACCTGCTCGAAGAGAAAGTGAATGCTCTCGGCTGGATGGCCGCCGCCGACGCGAAGACGCTGAAATCAATGACCCGCGCCCAGGCGCATCTCATGCTCGCCGAATGCGATCTGCTGGACGCAATCGAAAACAACGGGAAGGAGGGCACCAATGAGTGAGAAACCATTCTGGGCAGGCAAGACCCTTATGGAGATTCAGAATCTCGATAAGCGAGTCAAGGTGACAATGGAGAACGGAGACGTATTCATAGGGAAGCTCGTGCGGCGTTCCAGAGACGCGGACGGTATGTGTAGTCTTTCGATGCAACTCGACGCGCATCGAACATATTTACACGTGTTCTCGGCTGAATCATTTGATACGCAGCCCGTCATTCCCAGTTACGTCGATACCGTCGAATTGTTGGATGACCCCAACTACGAGCGTATCGAGGAGGCTGATGACCTCCAAGAGAAAGATATTGCCGTTACGCTCGACGGCAACCGTTACAAGGTCACAGATGTGGAAAAAGGCCGTAACCGATTCTGGGGTCGGGTATACGGCGCTGTCGGGCAGGAATGTATCGCCCTTGGCTTCAACGCCTTCACCTACGGACTCCGTCCGAAACCTCAGCTTCCTAACCGTGATGGGTTGTGGTTCGACAAGGACGGTGCCCTATGGGTGGCTCGCGACGGTAAGGCTCGTGCTATCTGCACCAGTAAAGGCACGTGGATGACTAGCGCCCCTGTCGATTCACGATTGCACGAGTTCGCTCCGTTCCGTCCGGCTAAGGTGGTGGAAGCATGAGCATCGAGGTGGGCCAAAAATACCGAAACAGCCAGAATGTTGAATTAACCATCATAGCCAAGGTGGATTGCTTTGCCAATTCCCGATTTGGCATGTATCTAGGTGTAGACGTGCTACCGGGAGCAGGACTGTTCGTCGCGGACGACCCATACGGCACAGGCTATGAGGTGATTGTTAACGAGCAGTCTCTGACTAAATGCGGATACAAGGCGGTGGAAGCATGAATCGTATTGTGAAATTACCCTCGGTTGAATCTTTCGGCCGTCTCACGCCCGACAAGTGGCTGCTGTTGAAAACCCTTGAGGAATCGGCGGAAATGGTGGAGGCCGGGAAACGTCTGGTCAAAGGCGACGCCAAAGCCCGCCGAGACCTGCTAGCCGAATGGGCCGACGTGTTGCAGACGCTGGTGAACGTGGCGACGGCGTTCGGCATCACCGACGATGAACTTGCTCAGGCTATGGACGATTGCCTCGTCCACAATCAGGAACGAGGTCGACTGTGAGCATCATCAGCAGTGACGCGAAGTGGGCTGTCATCCGACGATTTGTCCGTCTATCCCCCGAGGAAATACGTGGCACGACCAAAGGCAAGGAATACGAGGCCGGTTTTATCGCCGGAGCCACGCGCCGGCCCACGAACGAGGAAATCGTAGCCGGGGCGAAAGCGTTCTACGAGGCGTTGAAGCCCGACTCCTACCCTCAATGGGATTCTGACTGCGCGTTGAGGGCCGAATACTACGACGCCATGCGACTCGCAGTCAAGGCAATGCAAGGAAAGGCAACGGAAGAATGAGTGATTACAAGCAGCGGATGATCCGCGAACATCGAGAATTGCAAGAACGCATCATCAAGCTGGCGCACATGCTTGAAGGCTACGCGGAGGGCACGTTGGACTTCACGCCCGCGTGCTCCTTCCAGCTCCTTGAAAGCCAATTGTACGCGATGGAGACATACGCGAACATCTTACAGGAGCGTGCGCGTATCGAACAGGTGGATTTGAACGCGCCTCTTGAGGGAGGTGAGTCTGGTGAGGTTTCACAGGATTAGCCCGTGTCCTCGTTGTGGGGGCAAGGTCAAGGCGAAATGGGAGCGGGACGGCGTGCAGTGGTTGCCTGAATACACGTTCTTTATCGTGATGTTCCGCTGCACTGTCTGCGGGCTCGGCTTCGAGGGAGGTTGTTCACGGAAGCCCGCCCCGTATCAGTTGCAATACAATATCGCCGCTTGGAACCGCATATGCAACGGTGATAAATGCTTCACGTTGACCTACATGAGTCAGGAAGACGGACGATGAGCACGCTGGATATTCTGGGCAACACGAGTGAACAGGCGGATTCAGTGCGCCTGATGCTCAAGATTAGAGGGATGAAAGATGGGCATTTCATCGACGACATCCCACTCATCATCCTCAAGGCGGACAACCATCAGGACTCCGACAAATGGGACGTGTACATCAGCAAGTCGGTGTATCCGACCGCCGAATCGTATGGCACGCTCGCCGGCGTACTGCGAATGATCGCCAATGACGTGGAAATCATGGCACATGAGACGGAAATGGGAGGCAGACGATGAGCGGTGACGTGACTGCCATGGACATCAATTGCGCGCTCGCCTCCCGTTACCGGCGTGACGGTGACGGGTATTGGACGGAGATTTCGGTCACCGAACCGAACGACACGGTGCTGCGTCTGGATGGCGTGGCGTTGGAGGTCAACTGGCGCGGGGACACGTGGATCAGCGGCTTCGAGGTCAAGGTGAGTCGCGGCGATTTCCTGCGTGACGCGAAATACCTGCGCTACAAGGATTACGCGGACGATCTCACCCTCGTCTGCCCCGCCCGCATGATCGACCGCAGCGAGGTGCCCGAGCCGGTTGGTCTCATGTACTACGACCCGTCCAAACGCACGTTGAGATACCGGCGCAAACCCAACCCAAGTCATGGTGACACCCGGCAGGTCGAACACCGGCTGCTGAAAAAGCTCGCCGCCAGCGAACGGCCGGACCGGTACGGGCATTACGAGACCGCCGCCGAGTATGTCGCACAGCGAGAGGCGATGAAAGGCATAGGCCGTGCGCTCGGGACGAAGATGGCGTTGCGGCTCCAACAGCTCGAACAGTTGCAGGAACCCACCGAGGCACGGCGTATACAGGCACAGTCCAAGGCGTTCGAGCGGTTGTGCGACATCCTCAGCCGCCACGGCTACCAGATCAGCCGGTGGACCCGCACCGAGGATCTTGAGACCAGCCTGAAGGAACTGGACGAGGCGCTTTCGGGCGTGGTGCCCACCGGCACGGTGGACCGCGAGACCCTGTACGCCATCAGCTGCCTGCAACAGTTGAGAACGACTCTGGGACTCCAAGACCGAAAGGAGCACGGACGATGAGCTATAAGGCGAGGATATTCACCCGCGAGGAGTTCGGCAACGTGATTGCCGCCGCCATCTACGACTACGACCATGCACCCGCGAAAATCCTGTACCCAATCGATGTCATTATCGACCAACTCTATGACCATTACGGCACGGAACCGAGGTGGAGGAATGAAACCACGAGTGTATGACGGTTTGGTCCAATCCGCCGTCGAATTGAGTTGCTTCGGTACAGGCCAGTCAACCATCGAGGAAGGCCGAGCCGCCTATCAAGCATGGCTCAAGGAGCATGACCGGCAGATAGCCGAAAAAGCATGGGAAGAAGGGTATATCCAAGCCGTCAAGAACATGAATCCCATGCCCGGCGAGGAATCGCCCGAATACACGCCAAACCCATATCGAAAGGAAAACGCATGAACGAGATTCAGCTTACAGACCATTTGGTTGCGCATATCGGCGCGGAAGGCACCTGCGGCCGTTATCAAGCCAGAATCACCGAGGACGGCGACTTCAGAGAGTTCCTGTACGCCATGAGCCTCAAACGTCTCAAGCGCAAATGCGAGAAGTATGCGAAGCGTGAACGCAAGGCCATCGCATATGTCGCCACGCTCAAGGAGGAATCATGAGCGCGACGAACAACCAGCGTGAGATGATACTCAAATGGCATGAAGGCAAGGCCGCGACACCCGAGTACACGGCGAAACTCCTCGGTTTGCCGTTGAGCGAGGTGCTGTACGTGATCGAGCATCCCGAACCGCCGAAATCACGCGCGGACGCGTGGACACCGGAATTCATCGAACCACTGGTCTGAAAAATACCGATAAACACACGCGAATACATGACTGAATTCAGCGTAAAAACACTGAATCCAACGAAAGACAAAACGAAACCCTCCACCAACAGGCGGAGGGCACGCTCACCAAAGCACCATCATAGCCGGAACGTGGAGGGTTTCAACATAATGTTCATCACCACCGAACCATGCCAATACTGCGGCAACCAGCAGGTCGAGAAACCATGGACGCTCTGCCAGGACTGCCGACGCACCTACGCCAAAACACTCCACCAGCTGCGCCGCAACATGCAACTATTGCAGCGGGTCGCGCGGCATGAGTACAAGCTCGGCGAACCCGGAGCGGGCGGCAAACCGCAAGGAGGCGCGGCACCCGCGCCCATCAACCTCCACGCGCAGGACATGCTCGACCAGACCGAGGACGGCTTGCAGGACATGTGGAACGAAACCGGCGTGGAAAGCCGTCCGAGATGGCAGACCCTGCTCAGGGACTCGCCACGACGACTGCCCGACCTATGCCGCGCCAGCCGTTCGGGACATTGGCTGACATGGCTCATCCACACCTGCGAGCGCATCGAACCGCTCGTGGACCGCAGGCCGCGCACGCGCCGGATAATCGGCGTCTGCCACGAATGCGGACGCGAGGTCATGGCCGCGAAGGGCGAATCGCTGCTGCTATGCAAATGCGGCAACCCAATCAACGTGGTCGAGCTGCGCGAGCAGAGCCGAGACAAGGCCGAGGCAATCCACCTGACCAAGACCCCTGCGGGCATGAGCCAGTGGCTCAAGGACAACTACGGATACGAGGTCAGCCGCAAGCAGATCAGCAACTGGCTCAACCGCGGCAAGCTGCCCAGCAGCAAGCCGGTCGATGACGGCTACTGGGAGTTCAACATACGGGAGATTCTGGCGTTGGCGATGGGTTCCAGCGGCCGCCCGGCTTGACATAGTGTAGCCTGTGAGATACAATAAGGGTATGGAAATCAAGCAAACCGCCGAATACCGCAAGTGGTTCAAGAAACTCAGGAACCGCGAGGCGAAAGCCGCCATCCAAGCCCGGCTCGACGCCTGCAAGCTCGCCGGCAGGCCGTTCGGCGACATCAAACCCGTGGGAGGCCCGGTCAGCGAGATGCGGTTCCACATCGGAGCCGGATACCGCGTCTACTTCACCACGCGCGGCAACGTGCTCATGCTGCTGCTCGCAGGCGGCGACAAAAGCACCCAGCAGACCGACATCAAACAAGCCCACGCCATACTCGACGACTACAAGGAGCAGCAATGAGCACCGAAATCACCGACTACGACACCAGCGAATACCTCGAAAACGAACAGGACATCATCGCCTACCTCAACGCCATAGCCGAATACGACGACCCCGCACTCATGCAGGCCGCACTCGGCAACGTCGCCAAGGCTCGAGGCATGACCCAGATCGCCAAGGACGCGGGCGTGGGGCGCGAAAGCCTCTACAAAAGCCTCAGCAAGGACGGAAACCCCAGCTTCCAGACCATCGCCAAGGTAATCCACGCCCTCGGCGGACGCCTCACCATCCAAGCCGCCTGAAAAAACAAAACACAGACAGGAGTAGGGTGAATCCACCCCGTGGTATACTCCGTATCAGGATAAGTGTGAAAGCCTCTGGGACATACATCTCAGGGGCTTTACTCATATCCTCCGTATCTCATGGGCTGAGAGTACTCCGCCGGCAGCGTCCAAAGCGCCGGTGCCAGTCAGCCCGCCACGGCTTGCGTACGGTAGAGGACTAACCGGTCACGCTGGGATAGCGTGACATCCAGTAAACACTGCCACTGGATCGCGAATTCGAATCTCGCCCAAGCCACCAAACACACAGGATGGGAACATGAGCAACAAGGCAGGCTCAGGCCGATACCAAAATGGAGCAGCCCGCCGCAAATGCAAGGCCAGACACATCGCAGCCGAAGGACCAATACCGATCTGCCCGCTGTGCGGCAAACCCATAGACCTCACGCTCAAAACACCACACCCACTCAGCTGCGAACTCGATGAGATCATCCCATACAGCCGAGGCGGATCACCAACCAGCTATGACAACACACAACTCACACACAGAATCTGCAACCAAAGAAAAAGCAACAAAATAATCGCCAACACCACAGGCCACCAAAACACAAAAAAACAACCACAAAACACCATCCCAATCAGCCGCCAATGGTAACCGGGGGCCATACCCTCCCCCTCCCATGCAAGGCTCCCCACAGGTCCTAGCGCCTGCATCCCCCCGCAACCCGTGTGACTCTTCGCACGTTTGGTCGCCGGGGTGCCTGCATGGGCCTGTGAGAGCCGTTCCGGCATGGTTTTGATGGTTTTGTCCCGTTGTTTTCCGAGGCTGTTACGTTTGATTCTCCGAAGTTTTGATATGTCACGAAATTAGTGTTGCGAATCGTTGGAATATATGCTATAGTAATAGCTATGGTCAACCAATGTAGGAATTGCGGCCATTTCTTCCAATCCACACCAAACCCTAGGCGTCCGAGACTGTTTTGCTCGGACAGATGCCGCAAGGCGTGGAGCCGCAAACATCAATTACCCGAAAAGCTCAAGTCGCTGCCCCGTTGGGTGCGCGCCGTCGGTAAGCGTCCGATCCAGTGCGATGGGTCGCCGGCCAGTTCGACCGACCCCGATACCTGGGCATCATATTCGGAGGTCATGCGTTCCAAAGCCGGTGACGGCTACGGTATCATGCTCGGCGATGGGCTAGCGTGCTGGGATTTCGACCATGTGGACCCCGCTGACCCGCCCGCGCAGGCGGTGGAACTGTTGCCCGAAGCGATCTATGCGGAGGTTTCGACCAGTGGACATGGCTTGCATGTGTTCGTCCGTTCGTCGGAACCGAGTTTCCGGCGTGACGGCGTCGAGTTCTATTCGCATTCGCGGTTCATCCGCATGACGGGGAGGAGGTGGCCGAAGTGACCACGGTTATTCGCAATCAGGGCACGAGTCTCGCGGTGCGTGAGAAGCTCGCCGCCGAAGGCAAGCCCGTGCTGCTGGCGTTTTCGTGCGGCAAGGACTCTATCGCCGCGTGGCTCGCCATGCGGGACATGGGCATCGAGGTTATCCCCGCGTACCTCTACTATGTGCCCGGCTTGAGGTTCATTGACGAGGAACTTGATTATTTCGAGCAGAAGTTCCAGACCCGGATCAAGCGCTATCCGCATCCGTCGCTGTACCGGTGGCTGAACAATGCGGTGTTCCAGGCTCCCGAACGGTTGAGGTTTATCGAGGCGGCGCGTTTGCCGGAGCCGTCGTATGAGCAGATGTGGGATTTCATTCGCGCCGACATCGGCTTGGATAAGAACACGTGGTGTGCTGATGGCGTGCGTGCGGCCGATTCGATTCAGCGTCGCGGCGCGTTCGTGCAGTACGGGTACTGGCGGCGCAACCTCAAGAAGGTCAGTCCTATCGGTGATTGGCTCAAGGGCGAGGTATTGGACTGCATTCGCGGGCATCATATCGAGCTGCCGTGTGATTATGCGTGGTTCGGTCGTTCGTTCGATGGCATCGACAAGCGTTTCACCAAGGTTCTCAAGGACAAGGCACCGGACGATTACGCGACGCTGCTTGAATGGTTCCCCTTGTTGGAGGTGGATCATGTCAGGTGATTTCAAATTCGATTTTTCGAAGAGAAAACCCAAGGGCAAGCGTGTGAAGCCGGTGCCGGAGAATCTGGACGAGAACGCGAAGGAATACCGCGAGCGTGCCCGTGCGGAGCGCAAGCGGTTCGTGGATGCGACCGACACCGAATTCTGGTTGTGCCTGTGCTTCCCCTCCCCCGCCGAGATGACGCGGTGGCGTGAGCGTTTTGGTTTCGGCGAGGAACACCGGATCTATGCGTACCGTGACATCGCCGACAGGCTTGCCTCGTACAAGCCGGCCAGGTCGTCTGCCGTGGCGTTCGGCGCCGGTGTGGGGTTCGTCGGCGGTCTCGGTTTCGCGGAGAAGACGCCCGACCCACTCGCCGGCGTCAAGTACACCGATGATCTGGAAAAGGATTGCCTCGCCGAGCTCTCCGCTCTGCACAAGGCGCTGGTTTCGGCTCGCAGCCCGGAAAAGCTTGTCGAGCCGACCGATTCCGAACACTGGTTCGCCATCGCATTCCCCCTGCGCGACGATAAAGACTCTTTCCTCGCCGAGTACGGTCTTCGCAAGCTCGGCGACAAGTATCTGGACGGCATGGCCGTCGCTCGGAAGCTGGGAGGCGAGTTATGAGGCGAGTCCGTTACGCGAGCACCAACGATATCCGCTATACGGGGTATGGACGTCGCTCTTCCGGTTCATCCGGTGGCGGTGTATCCGCCCTGCGTGTGAGTGCGTCCCGTTCCGCGTCGCGATCGAGCGGATCGTGAACCGGTAACAATATTTTCGTTCAAGCCGTCCCTATGGGGCGGCTTTTCCATTGAAGAGAGACTTTCATGGCGCGTAAATCCCAGACCTTCAGTGAATACGCCGCCGAACGCGGTATCAAGGTCACTCCAGATTTCACCATTCACCGAAGAGGTAACTTTCACTATCCACTTAAGGACGAGGAACAATCCCGACGTCAAAGAAAAGCACTCGCCGATTACCGCAAATTGGTCAAATCCGGGGCCATCCACGATCCAACTCTTGAGCGCGCAGCAAAAGCGGGAAAACCGTGGGCGAAGAAAATCCTATCGATGAAACGGGCCAACAGCAGAACCGCTTCCCGCTCTTCCGGCTCCTGATATTTTCCTGTCCGATTTTCGTGCTTGGAGGGAGGTGGATTATGCGAAACCTGTTCCAGCGTGCCGGCAATGCGGTGCGTAACGTTGCCGGTCGTATCCGCAGCGCTTTTTCTCGCGGCGGCTCGCGCTCCTCCGGCTCCTGATCTTGTTGTCTCTTGTGATTGGAGAATCTCGTGGCACGACACACAAAGGTTCAATCTGAATCTGAATTCTTGGCCGAGCGTGGCTTGTCGAGTCCGATAAGCGGTTTTGCGGACGACAAGATGCGCTCGAACCGGCAGATTCGCACCAGCCGCGGAGCGAAGGCATTTCAAAAAGCCGCTCAACGCGCGTCATCTGATTACCATACGCAGAGAGAATCCGCACGTGCGGAATACCGTTCTCGGGTTCAATCCGGCGCGGTACGTCCTCCCTCTTCCGTTGAAAAAGCATTGAAAACGGCGCAGGGTAATTCCGATAATGAAGCCGTAAGGGCCGCGCGTCGTATTCTCGCCAAGCGAGGTATTGACTGGAAAACCGGCAAGCGACTCGCTCGGGGGAAAGTGGCGTCCCGTTCATCTGGCTCCTGATTTTCCCGATGGAGGTGGTTGTCATGCGTCCGAGATACGTGCAGGGCGAGTTTGATTTCTCTCGTGCAGCCGGTTCCGCTCGCGCTAGCCGCTCCAGCGGCTCCTAGACATTGATTCGAGGTGATCCAGTTGGCCAAGACCACGATAACGCAGCCACAGTTGCCTGACGGCATCGAATGGCCCGAGGCGACCGTGCGATGGTGGGAGCATTTGGCTTCAACACCAGGCGCGGACTCGTGGACGGAGGCCGACTGGGACAACCTCATGAACGCCGCCCTGATCCACGCGGACATCTGGGGTTCCGGCAATTTCGCCAGCGTGCCCATACTGAACAAGCTGTTACAGGATTACGGGATCACGCCCGCCGCGCGCAGCCAGATCATGCAGGCGAAAGTCCAGAAGCAGGAGCGGCATACGCCGCTTGACGAGATAGCCGAACGACGGAAGCTGAGGGTGATCGAGGGTGGCAAGGCGAAGAGGCGTACAGGAACCTAGCTTCGCTCTGGTTCCCAAGCACGCGCAGTCCGAGGGAGGAGAGGCGTGCGCGCTCGCCGCCGGCTACGATATGAAGCCGGACAAGTGGCAGCGCATCGTGCTTGAGGGTTGGCTCGCCACGGATTCGAAGCTGCAATGGGCAGCGTCGGATTGCGGGTGCGCGGTGCCGCGTCAGAACGGCAAGAACGCGATTCTCGAGTTCACGGAGCTGTACCTTGCCGCGATCCTCGGCATGAAGATTCTGCATACGGCGCATGAGGTGAAGACCTGCCGCAAGCATTTCCTGCGTATGAAATACTACTTCGAGAACGCGCGCAAGTTCCCCGAACTGGCGGAGTTGGTCACCTATATCCGGGCCACGAACGGCCAGGAGGCCATCGTGTTGAAGAACGGTGGCAGCATTGAGTTCATCGCCCGTTCGAAGAGTTCGGGCCGTGGCTTCACGGTGGACGTGCTGGTGTGCGACGAGGCGCAGGAGCTGACCGACGAGCAGATGGAGGCCATACAGCCCGCCATCAGCTCGGCACCTTCGGGCAATCCGTTGACCATCTACACGGGAACGCCGACCCCGCCGACCTCTCCGGGCACGGTGTTCGCTCGTATGCGCCGCAACGCGCATCGTGACAAGCCGCCGAAGAACCTGTGCTGGTTCGAATGGGCGGCGAACGAGATCGGCGACGTGCACGACCAGCAACGCTGGTACCGGTACAATCCATCGCTCGGCACACGACTGCTGAAGAGCGTGGTCGTTTCCGAATCGGAGAAGATGACCCCTGACGGTTTCGCCCGCGAGCGTCTCGGCTGGTGGAACGATCAGGCCGGCGCGTTGTCCGATATCGATGTTGACGAGTGGGCCAAGTGCAAGACCGACAGGCCCTGCATGGACGGCTATAACTCGTATGCGGTCAAGTTCAGTGCGGACGGCGCGAACGTCACCCTCGTGGCGTGCGTGCGCCCGCCCAGCAAGTCGGGTGAATTGCCTCACGTGGAGGTCATCGCTTCGCGCAGCATGCGCGGCGGCACCGGTTGGCTGGCCGATTGGCTGGCCGCCGAGAAGGACGGTGCGGAACGATGGCGCAAGGCCATCGGCATCATCATCGACGGGCGCGTGGGAGCGCCCACCCTGGTCAACAGCCTCATCGACAAGGGCGTGTCCAAAAGAGTGATCGTGGTTCCGCGTCCTTCCGACATGGCGGACGCTTGTTCGATGCTCGAACAGGCCGTGAACGATCACAGGCTTACCCATTTCGGACAGCCGCTGCTTGACGAGGCGGTGGGTCATGCGAAGCATAGGAAAATCGGAGACGGGTTCGGCTACGAGCCGTCCATGGAGAACATCGACGTGAGCCCCGTGGAAGCGGTGGCTCTCGCGTATTGGAACGTCAAGACTTCCAAACGTCATCCGGGAAGAAGAGCGAAGGCGGTGGCATTCTGATGCAGATTCCCAGTCTTGAAGGCGTGCAGGTCGATGATCTGCCCGAGGAATGCCGAGAACCGTGGGATTTGATGATACGTCAATGGTCCCAGAAGCTCGAACGTAACCTTTTACGAACCAAATACTACGACGGACGAAACGAGCTTAAGAATCTGTCCATCGCAGTGCCGGACAGCATGGCGGGGATAAGCGAGGTCGTGGGCTGGCCTCAGAAGTCGGTGGACGCTTTGGCCGACCGCATCGTGTTCGATGGTTTCGTTGGAGTCGGCGACGACAGCCGCGACCCGTTGGGTTTGGATTCGATTCTTTCCGACAACGACTTCGACGTGGAATTGCCGCAGGCCATCCGCAGCGCGCTCACTCACTCATGCTCGTTCCTGAACGTGCGCAGCGCGGAACCCGAGGATGGTCTGCGCTCGAAGGTGTCCGTGTCGTTCCGCAGCGCCCTCTATGAGACGGGCCTGTGGGATTACGCCCGTCGCGGACTGTCGGCGGCGTTGTCGATAACCGATATCGACCGCTCCCAGTACGCGCAGACGAACACCATCGTGCCTTCCGAGCTCATGCTCTACATGCCCGGCTACACGATTCGCATCCGCCGCACGCAATCAGGCCGCTATCATGCGGACGCTCCCCGGAACACGTACATGGATCATGTGCCCGTGTACCTGATCCCCTACCATCAGGACCTGAACCGCCCCTTTGGCCGTTCGCGCATCAGCCGCGAGGTCATGAGCATCACCGACACGGCGGTGCGCACCATGCTGCGCATGGAGGTAAGCGCGGAATTCTATTCGAGCCCGCAACGCTATCTCATCGGCGCGGACGAACCGCCAGAGGACAAGAACGGCAAGAAACTGACCGGCTGGGAAGCCACCATCTCGAAGATGCTCAACATCAGCCTCAACGAGGACGGCCAAGCGCCCACCATCGGCCAGTTCACGCAGATGACCATGCAACCGCACACCGACATGCTTCGCGCCCTCGCGGCACGCATGAGCGGAGCGACCGGAGTTCCGCTCAGCCAGTTCGGCGTGATGACGGATTCCGGCCCCTCCTCGTCCGAAGCGATCATGGCGGCCGAAAGCGAGCTCGTCATCGAGGCGAAGAACGCCTGCCGCGCCATCGGAGTGCAACTACGCAAGGCCGCGAGGGACATCGCCATCCTCAACGGCACCAGCGAAGACAGCGACGAGCTCAATCGGCTTCAGGTCAACTGGCGTGACCCCGAACGCCCGTCTCAGGCCGCGCTCTCCGATGCCATCGTGAAGCAGGTGACGGCCATCCCATGGCTCGCCAACTCCGACGTGATTCTGGAAAAGCTCGGCTACACGGATTCCGACATCACACGCCTATTGGCCGACAAGCGCAAGGCCGAGACCCGCAGCGTGCTTGACTCCCTCGTGAACGGAGGCAACAAGGATGACGGACAACCAACAGCTGAATCAGCTACAGGCCAGCCAAACCAGGGCGGTGGAACTGGCTCGCCACGATCTGGCGAAACTGTGGGAGACGCTGCAACAGCTCAGCCCTGAATGGCAGCGTGACATGCTGCTCGACTATGTGCCGCAGCTGGTCGCCAAATACGGTGACCTCGCGGCGCAGGCCGCCTACGAATGGTATATGCGCGTCCGTGGCGAATCGGTGCCAGAACCATGGGAGTATGACCTATCCGACTCGTTCCCCGGCGACGGCATCGACAAGACCATACGCTGGCAGGCCGGCCACCTGTGGACGGACCCGCAGACCATGCAGGCGTTTCTGGTCGGCGCGATGATGCGTTGGGTCATGTATTCGGGGCGAGAGACCGTCGCCCGCCTATGCGAGCACGACCCGTCCAAACCCCGGTACGCGCGCGTGCCGAGAGGCGCGAAGACGTGCGCGTTCTGCACGATGCTCTGTTCGCGAGGCTGGGTGTATCACAGCGAGAAGACCGCGAAATACGCCAAAGGCTCGTTCAGACTGTTCCACGACGACTGCGACTGCCAGATCGTGCCCGAATGGGACCGCGACCAAGCTCACATCGAGGGCTATGACCCAGACCGCATGTACTCGGAATACATGCACGCACGCAGCCTCATCGAGAACGGCGAACTGGACGACGACACTTATCGGATGATAAAGGCCACCACGAAAGGCGACCCCGAGAATCCGAACGACCCGAACACGATCACCTATGTGATGCGCCGACTCTACCCCGACCGTTACAAGGACGGCTACGGGGTTCTCCGACCGTCGCACTCGAACTGAGATTTTCCCTGACCACCCGCACGGGTGGTTTTTTTATGCCCGAAACGGGCCCCAACCACAGGAGGAACCATGACCGAAGAGGCCAACGGTAACCAGCAGGCGGCATCGACCGAGAACGGAGCGAAGCCGCCCGAAATCGACTACGAGGCCAAATACAAGGAGGCCATCGCCCATTCCCGCGAATGGGAGAAACGCGCCAAGGACAACAAAGCCGCCGCCGACGAACTGCAACAGCTCAAGGAGGCCCAACTGTCCGAAGCCGAAAAGACCGCCAAACGCATCAAAGAGCTTGAAGCCAAGAACGCCGCTTACGAGGCGGAAAAACAGCAGAACGAATGGAAGACGCAGGTCTCCAAGGAAACCGGCGTGCCCATCGGACTGTTGCACGGCTCCACGCTCGAAGAGATGCAGGCCAACGGCAAGGCGCTCGCCGACTACATCGCCGAGAAGACCAAGCCGAAGGTGCACGCCTCCTCCGAATCCAACCAGCCGCCAGCACCTTCCGACACATCCGGCGATTGGCTTCGCGATCAGTTCCTCAAGCAGAAACGCAAATAATCCACTCCATAGAAAGAAGGAATGACGATGGCTTCCAACGTGAACAACATCATCACCAGCGGCGATCTCGGCGGCGGACTCATCCCCACCGAGCATTCGACCCAAATCATTCAGGACGCACCCAAGACGAGCGTATCCCTGACCCGTATGCGTCAGATTCGCATGAGCACCCGCACGCGCACCCAGCCGGTGCTCGACTCCAAGCCAATCGCCTACTGGGTGGGCGGCGACACCGGCCTCAAGCAGACCACGAAGATGAAATGGTCTGGCCTGAGCATCACGGCCGAGGAGCTTGCGGCCATCGTGCCCATCCCCGAAGCCGTCATCGCGGATTCCGGCATCCCTCTGTGGGAGGAGGTCACGCCGCGTCTGGCGGCCGCGCTCGGCTACAAGCTGGACCAGGCGACCCTGTTCGGCGTGGACAAACCATCCAGCTTCCCCGACGGCATCATCCCGCAGGCCATCACGGCGGGCAACACGTTCACCCAGGGCAAGGACCTCGCCAAGGACGTGGCCACCATGGGCCAGAAGCTCGCCGAACAGGGGTTCGCCATGAACGGCTTCGCCAGCAAGCCGGGCCTCAACTGGGAGCTTATCGGCCTGCGCAACGCCAACGGCAGCCCGATCTACGTGCCCTCGCTCGCCTCCGGCGCGCCGTCCACCCTCTACGGTTTCGGCCTCAACGAGGTCGATAACGGCGCATGGGATACCACCAAGGCCGTGCTGCTCGGTGCCGACTGGTCGAACTTCGTGGTCGGCATCCGTCAGGACATCACCTACAAGCTGCTTGACCAGGCGGTTATCACGGACGACGACGGCAAGGTGATTCTGAACCTCGCGCAGCAGGACTGCGTGGCCATGCGAGTCGTGTTCCGCGTGGGCTTCCAGATCGCCAACCCGATCAACGACGTGCAGTCGGACAAGGCCAAGCGCTTCCCGGCGTACGTCATCGCGCCGGCCTCCGCCGTAGCGGCGTAGGCCACCGCAAAGTGATGGCCATGGGACTGAAGCTGCCGGCCGCAGCACGCGGCTTCGGCATCATCGCATTCTGACATTAAGGAGGCCGCCATGTTCGACGACACGGGAGAAAACCCATTTGCCACGCATTTGGAATTGGCCAAACGCTGGAAGCAGATGCCGGACGACCCCGATTATGTGGATCAGCGTCTTGCCGATGCCTCGCAGTTCCTTCGCGAACAATGCCCGGGTTGGCGGAACATATCGCGGGCGACGCTTGAACGCATCGCCTGCGAGCTCGCCAAGGATGCGATCTCGTCCGACATACAGACCGAGGGCGCGGGGTTCGACACCACCGGTGCCAGCAATCTCAGCCTCACGGCGGGGAATTTCACCCAATCCATGACATTCGCGAACCCTCGCGGCGAATTCTATCTGTCCAAGGGGCAGAAGAAGGCGCTCAGGCTCACCGGTCAACGCTTCTACAGCATCGACCTGTCGAACGGGGAGGCGTCATGAGGGGCGAAACCGTGAAAGTGGTGCGCTACACGCCCACGGGCGAGACCGACCCGGGCGGTTCGCCCGTCACGAAGGTCGATATCGAATCGGTGGGCAACGTGCTCGTCTCGCCGGGTGCCATGTCGAATGCAACCGATTCGCTGCGCCCTGACGGAGTGACCGTGGCGTTCACGTGCCTGTTCCCCCGCTCCTATGAGTTCCGCAGCCTGCGTGGGGCGGGGGTGCGCATCGACGGGCATGAATACAAGGTGATTGGCGACCCGAGACCACTGGGCGGCGGCATGAAGCCGACCGCCTGGAACCTCACGGTCGAAGTCACCGACGCGGAGGGATAGTGCATGAAACGGGTGAAACTGCATTATTCGGCATTCCAGGCGTACAGGCGCAACGAGGGCGCTCGCGCCGCCTTGTCGGAGGCACAGAAGATCGCGGCCCGCGCCAACTCCATGGCCGCGCCGACTCACGCGGGGCAGCCGTCGTACACGGCGGAGGGCCCGCGGGCGAACGAGAAGGGCGCGACGGTGCTCGTGCATACGGATAATCTCGCCGCGCGCATCGATAACGCCGTGCGCGACACGCTCGCCAAGGCGCTGGGAGGCGGCTGATGAACGCGGAGAAGCTCGTCATGGACTGGCTCAACGCGGCACCCGAAATCAAGGATTATCCCGCGAGCTTCGAGGTTCCCGCCGAATCCAGCGCCACGAACCGTATCCCGTTCGTCACTGTGGAACGCACGGGAGGTTCGGAGGGCTGGTTCGTGTCGAGACCATTGATCGCTGTGCAGGTGTGGGCCGCTTCACGTTGGGAGGCTTCGGACGTGGCACAGCGTCTCGTGCTGCCACGGTTGAAACGCATCGTTGAACTGCCCGAGGTGGCCGATTGGGACATCACCGGCCTGACCGACTTCCCCATGCCGGACGGACGGCCACGCTACCAGATACTCATCCAGCTCACCGTCAAGACCGACGAATGAGCATCATTTCCAGAAAGGGCCTAATCATGGTTAATGAAACAACAACGAAGAACGATTCCACAAACGTGTCGTTCGGCAAGTTCAAGGTCGGCGGCTACGCGTACGCGGCACCCGTCGGCACCGCATTGCCCACCGATTCTGAAAGCGAGCTCGACTCCGCTTTCCAGCTCATCGGCTACCTGTCGGAGGACGGCATCACGAACACGACCGACACCGACACCGCCGAGGTCAAGGACGCGAACGGTACGACCGTGATGAAAGTCGTCTCCAGCTACTCCGAAAGCTACCAGTTCGTGCTCATCGAGTTCCTGCGCAAGGCAGCGGCGCAGATGCGCTACGGCAACGACGCGGTGACCGGCAAGGACAAGAGCATGGTCATCAAGCATCAGATGCCCGACGATACACCGGTCTCGCTCGTGTTCGAGATCGTTGCAACCGGCAACGTGAAGGACCGTACCGTCATCGGTTCCGCAACCCGTTCCGAATTCGGCGACCGCCAGATGCATTCGAGCGACGTGCTCGGCTATGACCTCACTGTGAACGCGAACGACATGGGCGATGGTGTCACCTCCATCGAATATATCGGCATCCCAAAAGACCAGAGTCTCTGACCGTGACCGCAACGGCTCGACTAGCCAACGCTTCCCCTCGCGGATTCCTTTCTTCTCTCCTTGCCGCGAGGGGAACCCTTTTTTAACCGTCAAGGAGAGAACCGCTTTTTTTATCAAGGAGAATCAGAATGTCACGCAACCGAAGCCACCGCAACACAAACGCCAACCAGATTGCCAGCCATCCACAGGACCACAAGCAGTCCAAGAATACGGTTCGCCGTGTCAACGTCCGTGGAATCGATATCGGTATCGACCCGAAGGTTTTGGACGATTGGGAGTTCATGGAATCTCTCTACGACCTTCAAGCCGACCCGAAGGGTAACGCCTTGCAAATCATCCCATTCCTACGCCGACTTCTCGGCGACTCATACGACAAGGTCAAGAATGGATTGCGAGGGGCTGACGGTCGTATCGACGGCGAAACCATGGGCACCTTCCTGACCGAGCTGTTCGAGGAGATGGGTAAGGCTTTCCCAAACTCATGACGCTCGTGCTCCTTCTCGACCGCTGCCCCGACCAGTTGGCGGCGGACATGAGAAGGGAGTACGGGCTTGCCGTCCGAGACCTTCCGCCCATGCAGGCCGCGCTGCTGGCCGTGAATCTGCCGGATGGATCGCGTGTCTGGCAAGAACTGAACACGGCGCGCGCGTGGACGTTCGACCAGTATCTCGCCGTGCTGCGCATCGAACAGATGAACCTGTGGATGTGGGGCAACGAGGACCCGAAGAAACGAGGTCCTCGGCCCAATCCGTTGCCGCGTCCAGGCAATCCACTGCCAAAATCATCCCACGAATCCGGCCAGCAGCCCGAAAACCCCGATGGGAATACCGTACGCCGCACGCGCACCATCAAGGCCGTGGGCATGACCGTCGGACAACTCGACCGATTCATGAACCAACGGTTCACGACCGTGAACAGTGTGAGGAACCGACCGCAGACCGGACAACCATAACCAAACAGAGGAAGGCGAAACAATGGCCTATAATCTCGCGACCGCCTACGTGCCCATCGTCCCCTCGATGGAAGGCGTCGGCAAGGCCATCGAAAAGGCGTTCGGCGACGCATCCCAGAACGCGGGAAGCAAGGGCGGCGGTCAGGCCGGCAAGGGCTTCGCGTCCGGCCTGCTCGCCAAGGGAGGCATCATCGGCGCGGCTGCGGCGGTCATGACCAAGGCTATGGGCGTCATCTCGAACAGCATCGGCAGCGCGGTCGGCCGCGCCGATCAGATGAACAATTTCCCGAAGGTCATGAAAAACCTCGGCTACAGTTCGCAGGACGCGGCCGCATCCATCAAGAAGATTTCGAACGCCTTGGACGGCCTGCCGACCACAAGTTCGGCAATGACCGGCATGGTGCAGCAGCTCGCCCCACTGACCTCGAACCTCGACGAGGCCACCGACATCGCTTTGGCGTTCAACAACGCCATGCTTGCAGGCGGTGCAAGCACGATGGAGCAGGAGAACGCGCTCACCCAGTACACGCAAATGCTGAGTGCGGGCAAAGTGGACATGCAGGCATGGCGTTCGATTCAGGCCGCCATGCCGGGCCAGCTCAACCAAGTGGCCGAGGCCATGCTGGGCGCAGGGAAGAACTCAAACGACCTGTATGAGGCCATGAAAAACGGGTCGATCAGTTTCGATGATTTCAACAAGAAGGTCATGGAACTGAACCAGAACGGTTTCGGCAAATACGCCTCGTTCGCCCAGCAGGCGAAGGACGCGACTCAGGGCATCGGCACGGCCATGGAGAACGTGAAGAACCGCGTCGCCAAGGCCGTGCAGAAGGTCATCGAGGCCGTGGGAGTGGAGAACATAGCCGGAGCGATTAACGGTTTCTCCAGCCAGTTCGGCAAGGTCGGCGACGCTGCGGCGAGCATGGTCACCGGCGTGAAAGGCTGGTTCGGCAAGGCGGCGCAGGCCGCGCAGCCGCTCGTGTCGATCTGGAAGTCCGATTTCGGGCAGCTCGGCATGTATCTGAAAGGTCTGGCGGCGAACGCGCAGGCATTCGGCGGGAGTCTGCTCGATGTCGTCACGAATGGCGGGGGCTTGCAGAACTTCCTCACGGGATTGAACAACATCATCTCCCCTCTCGTCAACTGGTGGATCGCGCTTACCCGCAACGTGAGCATCTTCATCGGCACGCTTTCCGACAGCGGCGGCGTGCAGGCGTTCCTCGCTTCGCTCAGCGAACTCTGGAAGGGCCTCACGCAACTCGGTCAGGGATTGTCAGACGCAGTAACCGGTTTCCTCGCGGTCGGTCAGAACGGTGGCGTCGCAGCCTCCATCGGCCAGCTCGTGGGCGACGTATTCAACGCCGCCGCCCCATTTGTCGAAAAACTCGCGTCCACATTGCAGTCGCTTGGTGATTGGGCGATCGGCAACGGCGATGCGATACGAACCATCATTGCTGGCATCGCGGGTGGTTTCGCGGCGTTCAAGACGGCGAGCCTCATATCCGCAGCCGTCACCGCATTGAAATCGTTCGACGCGGCGGCGAAAATCGCCGCAGCCGGACAATGGGTGCTCAACGCGGCAATGAACGCAAACCCAATTGTTCTCGTGGTCACCGCGATAGCGGCCCTTGTGTCGGCTCTTGTCTGGTTCTTCACGCAGACCGAGACAGGCCGCAAGGCGTGGGCGGCGTTCACCTCGTTCCTCTCTTCCGCGTGGCAGTCGGTGGTGTCGTTCGTCACCGGTCTCGGCCAGAACATCGCGAACTTCTTCACGCAGACGATTCCTAACGCGATCCAATCCGTCATTCAATGGTTCCAGCAACTGCCTTCCGCAATCGGAACGGCGTTGTCGAACCTTATCACGTCGATTGGCACGTGGGCGGTGAGCTTCGGCCAGTCGGCATTGCAGGCGGGCCAGCAGTTCCTCACGAACCTCGGCACGTTCCTTATGCAGCTGCCGGGCAACATATGGAACTGGCTGACCTCCACGGTCGCGTCGGTGGCGAGCTGGGCCGCGCAGATGGGTGCCAACGCGCTTTCCGCAGGCTCCCAGTTCCTCAGCAACGTCGGCACGTTCATCTCCCAGCTTCCGTCGAACGTAGGCTCATGGCTGAGCGGTGCGATAAGCGCCGCAGCCAGCTTCGTCGGGCAAATGGCGTCGAACGCGGTCAACGCCGGCTCACGGTTCCTTTCGTCCATCGGCTCCTACATTTCGCAGGTGCCCGGACGCATCGGCGCCGGGCTTTCCGGCGCGATAAGTGCGGTTGGCTCGTTCGCCAGCAGCATGGCATCAGGCGCGTTGCGGGCGGGACAGCAGTTCCTCAGCAATCTGGTCAACACGCTTGCATCCATACCGGGACGCATGGTGTCCATCGGCTCGCAGATCGTGCAGGGCATAATCAACGGCATCACGGGCAGTATCGGCCAAGTCGGCAGCGCCATTCTCGGCGGCGTGAAAGACGCCATCGCCGACGTGAAGAACATGCTCGGCATCCACTCGCCATCACGCCTGTTCCGCGACCAGATAGGTCGGAACATCGGCCTCGGCCTCGCCCAGGGCATCAGCAACAGCCAAGCTGCCGTCATGGCCAGCATGAACGACATGGCCTCCGGTGTCGCATCTACGAGGTTCACGACCCCGGACGTAGCTGCCGGATACGGCGTGAAGTCAGTTGGAACCGCCGTTCCCACAAGCAGCGAAACATCGTCCGGTGAGCTGCTTGGCGAACTCCTGTCGGAACTGCGCGCACTGCACGCGGATATGCCGCTGATTATGGAGAAGCTTGGCATCGAGGTGGATGGTCGTGAACTCGGAAGGG